CGATTTTCTTGATTTTCTTGACTTTTTGGTTTTCATAACAGAACTGGATGTCGAGAAAGAGGACATTTCACTTTTACGACTACTTGCTTCCTTCATAGCGTCTTTCAAACTGTATTCAGGGTTCTTTGCTTTTCCTTCTTTGAAAATTTTACTTACAAAACTAGTCCAGGCACTCATTTTATAATATATTATAAACGAATATTATAAATAATCAATATGAAATAATATAAACTTTTTGTTATAATTATTATAATTAGTTTAATACTTATAATTAGTTTAATACTTATAATTAGTTTAATACTTATAATTAGTTTAATACTTATAATTAGTTTAATACTTATAAAAATTGAACACAAATAATAACCATATAAATACAACCATATATTTCTAAATAACTATAGAAAACTATCTATATTAGACAACTTTATTGAAACTTTTAACTTGTAACTTTAAACTTGTAACTTAAAAAAAATGGTCAAAAATCTGAAAGGAGGAAGTAAAGCAAAAGGACAAGCCCGTAAATATGCATCAGGTGCTCCTAGTGATAAGTCTGTTCGCATTGCCGAAGATGACGCAGAGTTGTACGCCCAAGTAACAAAGCTTCTAGGTAATGGTATGTGTTATGTTCTTTGTATCGACGGCGAACAGCGTTTATGTTATATTCGCGGCAAATTCAAGGGAAGAGGAAAAAGGGATAATACATTGGGTATTGGTTCCTGGGTTCTCGTTGGTATTCGTGAGTTTGAAACCGTAAAAGAAAATAGTGGAAAGCTACAGAACTGTGACCTTATGGAGGTATATAGTGACTTGGATAAGTCTAAGTTGAAGTCTACCATTCATGAAAACTGGGGAATGTTTGCTGAATCGAAAACAGACGTTTCTAGTTCTAAAAAAGATTCGGGAGATGATGGTTATAGCTTTGACTTTGTGGATGAAAAGGCAGATGAGTATAGAAAACTGATGGAAGAAGAAATGAGTGGTAACGCTGAAATGAAAAATAATATTATCAAGTTTACAAGTGACCAAGGTAAGGAAGAAGAAATTGATATTGATGATATTTAAAAATAATAAAATGATAAAAAATAGTTTAAAAATAGTTTAGTTATGTAGTTTCTTTTTTTTATTTTTCAAATAATGAATATAAAGACAGATATGTTTTATTTATATACATATATCTTTGTCCTTTGTATATGTATACAAATATCAATATGAATATTAATTCAATAAACAATAAATATCCTACTATTGTCACTTCTTTTTATGATGTTTACAAGTTACAAAATAATAAGAATATTGAACAACTTAATGATTTGAAAGGTAGAAAAAAACTAGAAAACTATTTGGAACTTGCAGCTAGTTTCATATTGAATATTCCATATCCTATGATAATATTTCTAGATGATAATGATGATGGTGATGTTGTAGAAGACTTTATAAATAAACATCCAAATAAAAATAAGAATATTATTATTTATAGAGAAAGATTCGAAAACACTTATTTTTACTCCTATTTGGATAAACTAATCGATTTACAAAAGAATTTTTATATTATAAATGGTGATATAAATCATGAGACGCCACACTATATTATTATCAATAACAACAAGTTTCATTTTATGGAAAAGGCGATTGAAAAAAACCCATTTGGTTCGTCTCATTTCATATGGATAGATTTCGGTATTAACCATGTTGCCAAGTCTCCTGAAAAAATACACGAATGGATTGGAAAAGTGCCTGATAAGGTCAAACAGTTGTGTATTAATCCTTATATTGAAAAGGACGATAGGAAAATGTTCTTCCAGTTTATATACCATCATACTGCCGGTGGGCTTTTTTCAGGTAGTGTGTCGTATATGAAAGAATATATTCGGCTGTTTAAAGAGAAGGTGGAGGAAGTTTATAGTCAAGGTTGGTATCAAATTGACGAGGCTATTATGACTATGGTACAAAGAGACAACCCGCATTTGTTTGAATATTTTTATGGTGACTATGAGGGAATTATTGCTAACTATGACTGTCCTGTTTATTCGTTTTGGTTGATTTTTGTAGGAATGAACAAGTTGATTTCTTTTGAAGGTGGGTCAAATATGGAAACGAAGATGTGGTGTATGCGTATTTTGGATTACTTGGAGCCTTACTTTGAAAAGGAGGAAAATCAGAATGGAGAATATTTTTATGACTACATAAACAAAAACATTCTTGTGAACTATTATTTTTATGATAGAAAGCTGAAAGATTCTGTTTTGAGACTGATTCATAATAAGTTGGCATTGAATGATAAAAATCATAATAAGTTGGCATTGAATGATAAAAATATTAGTGACTTTAAAGTTATGAAAGAACTTATCCAGATGAATAGAAACAATCTGTCGTTTTATGTAAACTGTGTGTCGTTAATATATATTTGATTTTTTATTGTTGGGTGTTTATTATATAAATATTAATAATATTCATTCAAAAACTGATATAAATAGTTCATATGTTATTGTGTTATATTGTATTATAGAATAATATATATTACATTTGTTTCAAGGGTTTTAGGTTAGTACACTTTTGTAGGTTGTATAGTTTTAGATTTATTTTGTTTTATTTTGTTTTATTTTGTTTATTTTGTTTTGTTTTATTTTGTATAATGGCGAAAGATAAAGTAAAAGATAAAAGTAGTGGTAGTAGTCATAGAAAAAATACAGTTTCTAATTCAACAGTAAATATGAATAGTAGGTTTAGTTGTTTGAAAAATGATAAGAGTGAAAAAAATAACACTGAAAAGATTGAAAGAAAAGAAACTGTCAAAAATAGAAGTTATAAAGAGAAAGACTATAAAAAAGACAAGTCTAGAAAAGGTAGTGATTGGGTTCGTGATGGTGAAAGTAAAAGTTATAAAACAGAAGTGGAAGTCATAGTAGAGAGTAAAGTGATAGTGGAAGATAAAGTTGTGGTGGTGGAGGCAGAAGAGGTTATTCCTAACGCTGTGGAGAATAATGTAAAAACGCTCAACTATTTAACGGTTGCTAAAAAAATTGTTCCAAGTAAAGAAGTGAAAAATAAAGATGTTGGTCATAATAATGGTAATAATGGTAATAATGGTAATAATGGTAATAATGGTAATAATGGTAATGGAAGCGAATGTAGCAGTTGTTTAAAAGATACAAACATAGATAGACGTAGAGGTATTGGGTTGAAGGTAGGTAATAAAGTATATAGTTTAGAAGAATATGAAAAAATTATGGAGGAACAAAAAAAGCTCGATGATAAAAACTATATGAAAAGAAAAATGGGTGAGTTAGTAAAGAAATGGGAAAATGATAGAAAAAAATATATTGAATTATATGGATATGATAACTATGAGACTGTTTTTAAATTTAAAAATTATGACTATCATTATTTCGATAAACTAGACCATCAATATAGAATAAATAACTATTATACTATAGATGATGATAGTAACTATAGTGAAGATGACTATTAAATGCGTTAGTTACTAACTGTATTAAGTTTAAATTAACTTATATTTTTAAACTTAATATATAATACATTCTGTTCTACTAGTTTCATCTTTCAGTATGATACAACATATAAATATAAAAGATATTATTGAAGAAAAAAAGATAGGTGAAGAGAAAGAAGACCAGTTACATTTCTTGGATAAGAGTGAAATAAACAAGCTTCTTGGACTGGGTCTAGATATTGGTAGTCTAGAAAAGGATAATATGGATATGGATATGGATGTGGATATGGATGATATAAATAAAGATGTTGTAGATACAGAACTAGATATAAAGTGGGTGGAAGAAAATGAAAAAATTGACTCTTTGTACAAAGATTTTTATAAGGAAGATGTTACCTTTATCAATATGCATTATATCTATATTAATACTAGCAACGAGATTGAAAGAATAAAAGAAGATAAATACTTTCTTCCTAATAAAAATTTAGTAACAAAAGATGAAGTTATTTCTATTATTCATACTAACTCTAAAAGTCAAAACAAAAAATATTCCATACTATCTATATTGAAATACAACATATCACTGGAACCAGAACAAATACCTTTCTATTTGAAAAAGAAATATAAGCAAGTTTCCTTTTTGAACTCACTAAGAAACATTTGCGACATACATTTTGAAAAAACTATTCATATGTTTCATGACCTGAATGACTTGTACTTTTTATTTTATGAAAACCCTGATAAGAAAAGCATAAATGTAAAAAATATGAAAAAAACTATGAAAAATAGAGTAAAAAGTAAATGAGTAAATGAGTAAAAAAGTAAATGAGTAAATTATATGATATTTGATTTAATATATGATATTTGATTTAATATATAATATTATACATAAATAATAAATAATAAACATAAATAATAAACATTACTACATATGACATCTTTATATAATATCAACTCTATTGATACAAATGTTGCGAATTATACTATTCCCGAACTTATGCAAATTGCGATGATTAGTGAACTTAATTCCGTTGAAATTATACAAAACACGAATAAACTCATTTCCCATTTTAGTAGTAATAGTGATGGGGGCTCTTATAATCCAGTTTTAGTAAAATTTTTTACGGATGTTCAAAATCAACTTCTCATTGCTGCTTCTAATAGTAAAAAAAAAACTATTCAAGAAAAACAAGTTTCCAACTGGATACAGAATGAGTATTTAAAACAAGACGACCCTGTACAAAGAGATAAAGTCACCGATAGAGACCAAAAAATAGATATTTTACCTGGTACACACGATACAATGAACCAACAGCAACTCGGTGTCTCCAATACATACAATGTGGAAGTCGCACAAGATAATTTAAACCCTACGCTCAAAAATACTATCAATCGTCTTATGAACTTGGATAGTCGTTATCGCCAAAGTAGCAGCGGTAATAATAACTACAATGACGGTTTCGAAGGCTCCTCTACCAATTATACATTAGACCTCTCTGACCCACTTGTCAATGTATTAAGTATCCGTCTTTATTCTTATCAAATCCCTTTTACTTGGTATAATATCGATGTTCAGTATGGGAATACCTGTTTTTGGATAACTCAACCTTATACGGATGGTACTGTTGTGAATATACCTGTCACTATTCCTAGTGGTAACTATAATAGTGGTGCGTTAATTGTGACCGCTCTTAACCAAAGTTTTGTTGCTATGGGGTTCAGCATTGGGGCTAGACCTGGTTCTGGGACTAATATTTTTGTGTCTTACTCCTCTGTTACAGGTAAAATAACATTTGATTTATATGGTGCCGTCTTTAATGGACTAGCCGGCACTGAATATGAAGGCATCTCCTTTACTGTAGATACTACTACTGAAATAACATTTTTCGATTTTACTGCAACGTTACAATGTAACCCTGGTTTGAATAAGTGTGTGAATAAAACATATTATATGGATGAGTCGCTTGGTTGGCTACTTGGATTTCGTGTCCCTTTTTTGAATGTTGCCGAGTTCGACTCTTTTGGAAACCCTGGTAATACAGGTGTGGCTGTATTGAACTTGTATGGGACAAAGTATCTTATCTTAGTGATTGATGATTTCAACCAAAACCATATTAATAACACCTTTGTTACTATCTCGGAAACTTCCAAACAAATAAAGTTACCTACTTATTACTCCCCTGACTTACCTTATGTTTGTTTGAATGGGTCTGGGTCCAATATTAATAATCTTGTGGGTTCGTTGAACCAAAATACAGATGTTGGACTTCTTATTGAAGATAAGGCGAACCTGGGTGTTGTGAATGTGCCTGTTATGGTTCCTAGTGCTCCTCGTGTATTGACACAGTCGCAGATTTACACCATCAATGAAATTATGAAAAATAATTTGAATAGAACGAATTATAAGACGAGAGCGCCTACAAATCCAGATATGTTTTCTATTATTCCTATTAAAACCTATGGTGTTCAGACTGGAGGGTTGATTGTGGAGTTCGGTGGTACTTTACAGGATAATAAGCGAACTTATTTTGGTCCTGTGAATATTGAGAGGCTGAAAGTTCAACTTTTGGATGATAAAGGAAACGTGTTGAACTTGAATGGGGCGGACTGGTCGATAAATATGATTTGTGAGTGTTTGTACAAGTATTAGTTTTAGTATTAGTATTCTTCTTAAAAAATATCATTATATATTAGTATTAGTATTGATATTGATATGGCTTCTTCTTCATCGTCATCTTCCCTTTTACTATTTGATATTATGAAAAGTTTGGAGCACTTTTTTACAACATTTATTACTTTACTTGACTACGTAGCCATATTTGCACCCAATATTCTATTTATTCTCACTATCATATTACTTAAAAGTAAATCCAACCTACTTTTTTATTATGTTTCTGGCTCCTTTATCAATGTTCTTTTGAATATCTTACTGAAACTTCTTTTCAAACAGCCAAGGCCAAAAGAAGATATTAAACTGGTCCATCT